GCAGTGTTGGCAGCCTATATTGATCAGTCAATCAGTACCAACACATTTTACAATCCAGCACACTTTGCAGACCGTAAAGTTCCCACAACCCTGATTGCCAAGAACTTGATGCAGGCACACTACTGGGGATTGAAGACATTCTACTACAGCTTGATCAACAAAGCAGGCAGCAAAATGGTCAAAGAAGATGCACCTGCACCTATGCTTGAGATTGATTTTGATCTCGAGGAAGACTGCGAAAGTTGTAAACTGTGAACAGTCTAGAAAAGATATGGGCACGAGCTACCGGACACTTGATGGGCGAGTCAGATCATGATCGTCCAGATGTGCCTATACTAACTCTTCAGGAAGCTCGAATAGCCTTGTTCTTCAAAACGTTTTGGGTTATAATACATATTATAACTTGTGGCTTTATCATAGCCAACACAATCAGACACTGGTAATTAAAATGAGCAAACAACAATACAATTTAAAAACAAAAACAGACTACCTTAATCGTAAAATGTTCCTGGATCCTGCAGGTCCTGTAACTATTCAACGCTTTGAAGAAGTCAAGTACAACAAGATTGCCAAGTACGAGCAAGAGGCACGTGGGTTCTTCTGGATACCTGAAGAGATCTCGTTGACCAAAGACTCGCAAGACTTCAAAGATGCATCTGACACAGTCAAGCATATCTTTACATCAAACCTACTGCGTCAAACAGCACTGGATAGTTTACAAGGTCGCGGCCCAAGTCAAATTTTCACACCAGTGGTATCACTACCTGAACTAGAAGCCCTGGTTTACAACTGGACATTCTTTGAAACCAATATTCATAGTCGTAGTTATAGTCACATCATTCGCAATATCTACAACGTGCCCAAGGATGTGTTTAACACCATCCACGACACTCGAGAAATTGTAGACATGGCAAGTAGTGTAGGCAACTATTACGAAGCATTACACATGGTCAACTGTCGCAAACAGCTAGGCGAAGCAGTCACTGAACAAGAACATGTCCGAGCAATCTACATGGCTCTACATGCCAGTTATGCTCTAGAAGCCTTCCGCTTTATGGTCAGCTTTGCCACTAGCCTGGCCATGGTCGAGAACAAGATCTTTATTGGCAACGGCAACATCATTCAGTTGATCTTGCAGGATGAAATCTTGCACAAGGAGTGGACTGCGTTCTTGATCAATCAAGTGGTCAAAGAAGATCCACGCTTTGCTGTTGCCAAAGCAGAATGCGAACGTGAAGTGTACCAACTGTACCTGGATGTGATCCGCGAAGAAAAAGAGTGGGCTGATTACTTGTTTAAGTTTGGTCCTGTGATTGGACTCAACGCCAACATCTTGAGAGACTTTGTGGACTTCACTGCCAAGAACGCACTCAACGAAATTGGTATCAAGTATATGGAACCGGCACCTAAATCAACACCTATTCCATGGTTCAACAAACACGTGGACACCAGCAAGAAACAAACTGCACTGCAGGAGAACGAATCGACTAATTATGTTATTGGCATAATGAGCGACAGCATTGACTATGAGGAGTTACCAGAATTATGATGCAACAAGATATTAGAAAACATTTAGACAAAATTAACGAGATGATGCAAATCAACGAAGATCCTATCACACAATTTGCCAGTTCAGCACACGAAGAATGGCGTCGTAATTTTGATCCTACAGGAACAAAGCCCAGGATCAAAAAGAACAGCGACGGATCTGAAGGCGATATCAACCAACCATTTGATAAGATTCACCCGGACTGGCAAAGGGAAAACTTGGCCGCAGGTAAAGCAGCCGCCGACGCTGTGGCCAAATTTTCTACTGACATGGAAAAAGCCGCAGAGTACATTCACATTGAATGGATGAAGCGCAATCCCAAGGCCGACTATAATGCGGCACAACATGTACCCTATGATCAATTGCCCGAAGATGAAAAAGAAAAAGATCGTGTACATGTACGTACAATGATGAAACTATTAGGAAAATAAAATGCAAGCTATTTTATGGAGCAAATATCATTGTCCCTATTGCGATCAAGCCAAGGCACTGTTAAAACAAAAAGGCATTGCTTTTGAAGAACGCAAAATTGGAGATGGATACACCCGAGAAGAATTGTTAGAAGCAATCCCCACAGCCAGAACAGTACCACAGATTATCCTTGACGGAGAACTTGTGGGTGGATTTACAGAACTCAAAGCTAAACTAACAGAAAGCGTCCAATGACACAACTAGCACTAGAAACAAATCAAGTATACACATTCAAAATGAACTCCGGCGAAGAAATGGTAGCCAAAGTAAAACATGCCGACGGCAACTGGATTGTGTTAGAAGAACCAGTAAGTATTGCTCCAGGACCGCAGGGCATGGGCTTGATCCCCAGCTTGTTTACTGCAGATCCCAAGGAAGAAATTAAGTTAAATACTAACAGCGTTTCTTTGGTATCCAAGACTGATGATTCAGTCAAGATGAAATACTTGGAAGCAACAACTGGTATCAAAGTACCAGAAAAAAAACTTATACTAGGATAACATGCCATCAGTACAGCGACAAGGTGATTCAGACTCAGGGGGCGGTGTTGTAACATCAGGCATTAGCTCGGTGCGCACCAACAACAAGCCCACGGCTGTGATCGGCCTAGCTGTTAGTTTTCATGGTAAAAAAGCACATGCAGGTCCACAAACAGCAGGCGGTGTGGGCAGTGTGCGAGTAGCAGGCAAACCTATCAGTGTCACAGGCAATGCCGACACCTGTGGTCATACCCGCACCGGCGGTAGTAGCAACGTAAGGGCAGGATAATGGCAGGCCCAGGATTTTCAACGCCAGGAACATACACTCCTTTGCAGTTGATTGCTGGCGCAGGCCTGCTAAACAATCAAGGCATTGCAGTTCCTGCCACATTGACCAATGCAGTAAGCTCTTATAATTCAATTAGTTTTGTTTCTAATTTGAATAGTGCTATTGCAGCCGCACCTGGCTTTGGTATCAGCGCCAACATTGTGACTACTCTAAAAACTCTGGCCAGTAATGCATGTCCTGCTTTGGGGTCCAGTGTGCCTGGATCATATGCCGGCAACAATGTGTTGATACCTGTGAGTGAGCCAGGCGGCTTTGGCAATCTTGTGGCCAACAATGCTGCCATGTACCTTGGTGATGGTAGTGTAGACAAGTTCTGTCAGATATTTCAGATTGCGGCAGGATATAGACAAAGTGCAAACGATTTGATATGCAGTGCAGTCAATGCCACAACATATCTTGGTCCTACATTTACCACAATGAATGATCTAATCACAGGACAACTTACTGCGGCCAACTTGGCACTGAAATGTTTTGGTGCAGATATAGCCAAGAGTGGTAACTTGTTAAATCTTGGCAAGCTAGCAGACTTTGGTACACCAGCAAGTGTACTACAACAAATCAGCGAACAAGCAGGAATCACATCGGGCACACTGAGTTGTATTGCTACTAAACTAGCAGAATATGGTCTAACACAAAGTGATATCATTTTACTGGCCACCCCCGAAGCCAGTGAACGTACTCCCACTGAAAATGAATTTAACACACTGCAGAAGCGAGCCTATGCTGCCATGGTGGCCATTGATGGCGACTGTTTGACTTATGCTTTGGACATACTAGATGCTGTGATTCCAGACATTGCAAACCTAGGAGACTTGTTGGATTTTAAAAAAATATTCCCCAATGAACCAACTGACCATCCCCCAACAGAATCAAAGTTCGGTTTTAATATCTTACAAGATTTCCAAGTCAATTTGGATAATTAACCAATATATTTCAATAATATTGAGAAACGCGCTGAAATCCATCACCAAGGTTTATATTTTATCAAATGAGTTTACTTGGTAGCCAGGAAAGTTGCAAGTGGATTTCTCTGGCTCTCGCAAGTTTAGCAAAAAGAAGATGACTCCAGCCGTGCCTTCGAACATGGATAACGGTCGATCCGGTGTACAGAATTCGTGCGGACGATCGTCTATGACTATCTCGGCAAGTTTGCACGCACGTTGCAAGTAGACAAGTTCGTTTGTATACTTG